CCTCGGCGGCCTGCAAGCCACCAAACGGGGTTTGCACCATTGCCCGCAACTGCTCCGGGCTAGGCTCCACATTGTTAAACCCCGGCATGGTCCCGTCCACACTGAATATGTCGTTGTATTCCTTGATGGTGGACTGTGCCGCAGTCATGGCAATATCGTCTAAGTCTTGCCCTAGTTGCTGCTTAATACCCGCCGTCATATCTTCCATTTCGCCTAATAACGACGTAAGCCGGGCTTCGTTCCAATCGGTCAGCTTCCGGGCCTTGCCTCGCGCGTCAAGTTCGGATATTATTTCCCCACGGGCTTGGTCCACGGTCTTTAAGACCTGTTCAAGTTGCTGATCTTCCCACCGATCCAGGCGCAAGCGCCAGTTGACGGACCGGGCGAATATGTATTTGTCAATCCTCTCTTGGGTGTCCATGATTTACCTGCACATGACTAAATGTCGTCTCGAAAAACAGCGACAATATCTCCTGCACCGCATCAGGACGGCTCTCCCGTTCCGGCCTCACGAGTGGTCAATAGAGAACCCCCCAGACGGCCCACAGTCCGATTCTCCGACTCCAGACGTTCAATCTCGGCATCAACGTCGAAATCCTCCGGCAACCACCCCCATTGATGGAGCATCCGCAAAAACGTTTCCCGACTCAGGTCACGATTCCGACGAATATCCACAAAAGCCCTCATCAACTGATCGCTGATCTTGGTTTCGTTAAAGTCCTTGTCATAAGCGACCTCTACCTCGGCATCCCGGACACCCATCCAGGCCGCCGCCAAACTCCAGCACTGTTCCTCTCCCGCCTCGCAGTTCCGGGCGAACCGTTCAAGCTGGCTGTTTAATTGTTTGCGATCCTCGCGCTTACTTTCCGCGCTCTCCACTTGTTTGCTGTCAGGCCGGACCATGCGCAGGGCAATCTCCCTGATACGTTCCTCGTCTTCGTTTATTGCCCGTGTAAGCGCCTCCCATGCCCTGCCAGTAGGCGCGGCATACTCAATCCGGGCCTCGGCACTCTGTGACCTAGCCCCGTTGCTTGAGGACCGGATAAACTGGTCCATTTCATCCTCCTCAAACCCGAAAAAGCAGGCAATTTCCACGGCGCTATCAAACAGATTCTTGTCCAGCTCACTGTCCCGCATGAACACCCGCTTGCACAGACTAGACACATCATCCAGGGCGCTTACTCCAACCATCGGTTGGCTGCGCTCAAAGTAAAACGGCACAATCGGCACCTGCCCCACCGGGTTCAACCCCTCATCCTGCAATTCCAACTTAGTCTCGCCTTTTTCGCTCTCGGATTCGACCCACAGTTCCCACTTATCCCGATACCAGATGCGGTACTGGTCCTGGTCTTTGTGGCCTTCAAACGGATCAGCGGATATTTCCACGTTCTCGAACAGCTTGACCCAATCCAGCCGCCCATCAGCACCAAAAGCCCAGTCCAACACATTCCACGGCTCAATCTGTACGAAGTAGGGCCGGATGCCCTGGGCCTGGGCCTCGGCTAAATTCTGTGCCTCACCCTGCGGCGAATCGACCACCACAAACTGTATCCCCCGTGCGGCCGCTTTGGTTGCCACGTCGTTAAAATACTGGTCCGCCGGGGTATTGGAGCGGTCCACATCGTCAGTCAATGCCTCAATCTGTGCCGGAATTGTCCGGTCAATAGTTCCCTCGGTAACGCTGGAACTGAACACCTGCACTATGGGCGCGGCATGATTGCGGTACGTTGCCCGATTTAGGCGGATGTCATACTGCTTGGCTGTCTCAAATGGGTGCCTGGGCAAATACTGCTTGGCCTTGCCTGTGGTTTCCATGTTGGCGCCGCCCTGATACAGGTCTTCCCACTCCAGATACTTTGGCCCCTGGGTATCCAGGGCTGGGTGTTGATTGTCTAAATCTTTAGCCATGATTATTACTCCTTGTCTGCTTAACCCATCGGGCTAAACGGTTTTATGTCTCGTTTCTTGCCCATTAGCCTATACCTTGTGGCGTCATAGATATGATCTTCAGCGTCGGTATCCACGTCATCAGGCTTTTTATCATCCCTCGGCAACACAGGCACGGTCCGAATAAAATGCCTGCATGTATTGAATATAAACAGCCCCGGATTTTCCATTGGATGCTGGAGGCTATTGCTTAAATATTGCCGTATCCGTTCCAGCCCCGAAACACGACTCCCCGGAGACTTATTTGATTCTGTCCACTTCACACCAACACGCGCCATGTCGTCAGCAATAGATACACCGTTTTCAGCGTCAAAAATGGAACTGTCAGCCGGGCCGGGCTTGACGTGCAGGTCCATCTTATCCTCAAACCCCTTGATCTGCCGGGCCACATCAACCGCCAACATCTTGCAGCCCTCGTTGGCATTGCCGTTCCAACCGTAGTATTCGGCAATTAAAAATATGGTCCCTTTTGGTGGTGCCCATGTCCTGCCGTCCTTTAACTTTACCTCTTCGCCGTTAGCCTCAGCCCACCAGCACACAGCAAACGGCTTACTGCTACCCCAATCAAAAGACCTGTCCACGCGCCAAGCTTTAGGTATCTCGAATGGCTCGATGATGTGCTTACCCTTATCCCAAACATCATCTAGTGCGCCGCCTGCCACTATGTCCCAATCGCCCCAGCGCATTGCCTGAACCAAATGAGGTGCGCCCATACCTTCAAGGCGGTCCTCGTATCCAGGGTCATTTTCTATGAGCGTGGGGTTATCCTCCAAGAGTGCAGGAATAAATTGCCGCTTAAAGCCACCTTCCTTCCTGGGAGCCGTCCAAGCCTCAAGCGGAGGGTACGGGTCAATCCAGTCGCTTTTAACCCAGTTGTGGCCTATCCCGCCTGGATTGCTGCCCGCCAAAATCCTTGGGAAAAAACCTTTGTACTTGTCAGGTATCTGCAATCCTCCAAGCCTCACCCGAGACCTGAGATATGTGTACATATCCTTTGGCCACTGTGTAAGCTCATCAATGATCAAAACGTGGATTTCTGCTCCCTGATAATTGTAAACGTCCTTCTGGTACTGGCAATGGTTTAGTATGATCTGTGATCCATTCCAAAATTGAAAAGCGTTTTTGTCTGCCTTGTACTGCACATGCTTGGTGTCCATATATGGAGACAAGAGCGCAAACAATGAACCTTCGCCTACCATGTGGTTTCTCCACAGATCGGGATATGTCCTGCGGAAAAAATATGTCTGCAACCCTGGTATATCATAGCACCATGATATGGCAGCCACGCGGAAGAGGTGAGACTTACCCCCACCTGCTGCACCTCCATAAAGTACTTCACTAGCTGGAGATAGGAAGGCTTCACCTTGCTTCTCGTGTAAATCAAGATTTATTTGACTTGACATTTACAACCAATGCTGGAGGCTCAGAATCTATTTCAACTTTGTCAGTAAACATCTTCAAGTGCTTTCCTATCAACTCAAGTGAGCCTTTCTTGTCCCACAATCTTATCTTATGAACATATTCAACCTCACCATCTCCAATATTCTTTGTCACTACTTCAATGGATGATATAGCGGCAGCCGTTGCATCGTCCCAGTCTTCTGGACGCTTTAAGGCTCCATGTTCGTTGAATGCACCCCTTATATCAGAGAACCCCACCCTTGCCAATTCATTAAGCACACGGTCAGATGTTATCTGTGTCCTTTTTTGGCGGTCCTCAATGGCCTTTTGAATCGCCTCTTGGACTCTAGTTTTTTCTAGCAGTTGATAACCGATCCTGCCGGCCATTTTTTTGCTATATCCAGCACGCAATGCTGCCTGCGTCGCGTTTAGGTCAACCAAGTATTCTTCTACAAAAAGCTTTTGCTTATTGGTCAGCTTTCTACTCATAGCTTAATTCCTTATTCTCACCCCGGCACATCACTAGGCGCCTTGCTCTCCCACGCCTCATCCTCCTGCTCCGTCACCGGGATATGGCGCATAAGGTACTGCGGTTCTTCGTCGGTGAAGGATTGGTGGTGGTAGTTATCTTCATGCCACTTTTTCGCATCTGCGGTACATTCAACCCAATATGGCACTTGCTTCTTGCCCTTACACCATTCGCATGTGGTATGCTCTTTTACTAATTTCTCACGTCCAGGCTCACCCCTTGTTGTCCAATACTCCCGCAAACCATCACCATCACAGAGTGGACATATCTTCATTCCGGACGTTGTCCGCTTGAGCGGGGTTTGCCAGTCGTGGGCGAGTGGAGCTGTTTTGTAGAAAGCAGCCCGTCCGGTTATGTTGGCCCATTCGTACTTATGTGGATGATACGAATTAAGCATTACTTCATTTGTGCTGAAGAAGTAGATATCTCCGTTTTTGTCCTGGGCAGCACATACAGCCCAATCTGGCGCATCACTCCAATCAACCAGACCAGCAAGGCTTGGCTGTCTTGGAGGTGTATCCAAAATTTTGGAAGCTGCCCTTAGGTATTCATGCTTGTTTTGCCGAAACCTCAGCGTATCCTCCACGCCCTGCGCCGCCGTGCGCTCGGAGTGGTCGCCGAGGATCATGTCATCGTCCCGATTCCAGGTTTCAGCCGCTGCCCGTTCAAAAATCTCGTCTGTCTCGGCTTGCTCCTGTTCCTCCATCACGATCACCGCAGCCGCCAGGTAATTGATTGCTCCGAGACATTCAGCAATAGCCGCGTCTTTGCCCCTGTCCCGCAGTAACCGCTTCGCCTCACGCGCTTTCTTGCGAGCCTGCCCAAGCGGATAGCCGAACCCGACAGCCCTAGTGTTTTGGCATATCTCCTGCTTATCAAAAGATTCTCCAGCCGCGTGGCGTTCCTTACCCTTGCCGTGTTGTGCCTGATTCAGCGCATCATTGAGCACTGAGGCTAAAATGCGATATCCTGGTTCAGCGTTCATCCCCACTCCCTCCGATTACCCCGCGCTCCTGCCGGGACTTGAGTTTCCGCAGATTCTTATCTGCCACGACGGACAGGTCCAGGCCCAGCCGGTATGCCACCTGGCTTACATACCACAGCACATCGCCCAGTTCTCCGGCTAGTGCTTCGCGGGTATCCACACTTAGCGTCCCGTCATGATCCCGGATGATCTTCTTTAGTTTGTCTGCCACTTCCCCGGACTCACCGCACAAGCCAAGCGTCATGGCATACAGCCCCGCCGGGCCGTGCGGATAAATATTGGTCAGCCCGGCATTTTCCTGGTAGTCGTTCATGTCCATCGTTTGCTCCTTACATTGCTCTGATTGCATCGTATTTAATCTCTCCATCGTACCAAAATTTCAACCACATGGCCCCGGTCGGTTTGGGTGAAAAGCCCTTCTCGACGGCCCATCCGTGCGGCTGACACGTCATCTCGTCCTTGTAGCTTGGGATTTGGACGTGCAACTGCTCGTCCCGGTACTCCCGGCAGCAGTCGTTTATCCGCAACCTAGCAAGCGGGACCGTCCATTGCTCGTGGGTATGGCCGGACAACACGATGTTTGCATCCGGATAAACCACCGCCCGGCGGTTAGTCTGGATCGTGCCTTTAGTCACCGGGGCATTGCCGCCAGACCCGTGGGTGTAGCGAATATTGACTGACTTACGGGCACTCCCGGTGCCGGCCTCGAACAGTAGCCGTAACCACCCGGCATAGCCGCCCATGACAACGTGTGACCCAGCCCCCTGGAATCGCTTGACTAGCCGCTGGAGCAAATGTGTTTCATGCCTGCGAAGTTGACTGGTTTCATGATTGCCCAACCCCAGCAGGGCGAAGCAATCAGCGTATGGGAGTAAAAGCCTTTCCGCATAGTCCACCAGGGCATCCAGATATTCTTCCTGCTCGTTCAGACAGGCCAATAAAGCCTTGCGTGTAGACCGTGGGTCAAACTTGCCCTGCATCCCGCAAAACAGGTCACCAATATCGACCACCGGCCACCCTCCGTCCTTGGCTAACTCCAGGTGCCGCTTCTGCATGTCCAGGTCACTCAGTGCATGGTCAATGTGTCGGTCCGCCGTGCATAATACCCAAAACTCCCAGTCCTTACTGCGTCTGTAATTTATCCGCATCCGGGTTGTAACCTCGGACACGGGTTCCACCGCCCAATCAGATCCCATCGTTTGCTCCTGTCTCGTTTCCCGGTAGTTTATGCAAAAGATTAGTCCGCCTGCCTTATTTCTATTTCCCACCTTGGTGAATCACTGTAATACTTTTGCACCATAGCTCCAACGATCTGGGCATCATCATTCCAAAATATCCCGTTGAACACGTCGCATATTTGTTTGCCGATATTATCCCAATCAGGCTTCTTGGCCGGTCTGATCTCCCCGTCTAAAGCGGCCTGCTTTTTCCATTTCGGCCAGCTTTTAGGTATAGGTATATGGGCCGCCACCTTGAGTTCCAATGCACCGTCAAGCGGGTGGGGTGGTTTGTGTTCATATAACAGACCCAACAGTTTGGCTTCTTCTGCCTTTTGGTTGCTGTGCTTGTATGCTTTGTGATACTTGCCTATCCGAGTAAAGCGTGGTCTCATCTGGCCCTTGGGTTCAACCGGCAAACTAAATTTGATGCTCACATCC